AAAGTCACTGTTGCCCATGAAGAAGTGACCACCCTCAAATTCTGCCAAAGCACCCTTGCTTAAAAGACCAATCGTGGGCGAAAGCAATTTAAACGAGAAAATGTAAGGTGTCCCGATATAGTTCATCACATAAATCGAGTCATCCTTGTAAATCAGAAACGAATCACCCAATGGCAAACCGTCAATGATGTCTCCTGGGGTATCGGACAACTCGTAAGCACCCGCGTCAAGCGTGTTGTCAGTTTCCGACCATGTAGACGGCGGTGATCCGAAGGACGCTTCCGTAGACCATTTAACAAGGCGCGGCTCTTCGTTAGTGCGCGACCAATTTAGCCCGACAAGAAATGTCCTGAAGGATCGAATGACTTTGCATTTATTTCCGATAGGCCAATTACGCAGCTCCATAAATGCACTAGACAACGACGGCACACCGCCAGAAAGAGGCCACATTTGTGGCGCGTCGTAACCATTCGTAGCAACGATCAGCCCATTCAAGTTAGTGTGCGACCAACTACGATCAGTTGTATTACTTCCATAATCGCTATCAGAGGTTGTTGTGCTTCCAGATGGCGTAACAACAGCATCATCAGGATGAGCGTAAGAGGTAGTGCCAGAAAGCGTAATAACGCCTGTACTCGTATTACGAGCTGAGTACGTTAAGGTCTCAAACTGGTTTGCAGATCCGGTTTCTTGATTGCCGATCTCAAGAGTGCCGCTGGTCGGGAGCGCAGTCAGCGCAGCTCCTGCGTCCACCGTAATGGATGCGGCACTTGCAGATACAGCGCCATTTAACTGCAACGTCGTTTGGCGGGTTACATCTGTCCAAGTCGAGCCATTCCAGACTGCAATATCTGCGGCTCCATACGCCAACCAATAATAGGTTCCTGACGATGTTAAATAAGGATGAATGTAATACGGAGCAAAAGGACAGGTCTGCATCACCTCTTGATACCCGGCGATTTTCTTTACGCCGTTATCCAAGAGCCTTACATTGTTTCCATCAGACCATGCGTTAGGGGGAAGGTTGTAAGGGGGTGTGTCTTTTATAATTCCTATCTGTCCGACATTTTCGATGGGAACGAGTGCCATTATTGAGGGGGCGTCGGCCAGGTGATGTTAAATGGATCAGACTGAGTTGTAATATCTCTTAACTCTTGCCTGTAAACTTTCCATTGATCTCTTAGACCTTCTTCCATAGGAACATCAGGAAGCACAGTCCAATCACAATCTTCTAGTTTATATTTTTGTTCGACTCTAACACTTACCCACTGAGTATCTGGAACATATCCTAAAACCCTGTTATAAGAAGGTTTGTCAGGTGGGTTGTTATAGATAACGTGCTTATCGTAGTTATCCTCAGAAAATTCAAATTCATTGGCATCTATCATAAAGCCATTATTAGGTGTTAATTGAATAAGACAATCACTAACAAATCTTGCTGAGAAAATCATAGCCATTCCTCTACAATAAATTCATACTTACCATACCCTGCCCCACCGTCAAGAGGGTATTGGTTTTGCCCGTATATTGCTATTGTTCTTGCTCCTGCGGCAAGCCCTGTAATCTCCCAAGTATGACTACCCATTCCACGCATAGCACTTGTTCCACCTGCATGACCACCTGCGGCTAAATCATCATCAAAGTATTGCATAAGGATTGCTCCAGAAGGAGTTACGCCTGTTGCGGCGGCATCAACATACAAAGATACCAAGTTCCCTTCGCTTGGGCTAGGCGTTCCAAAACTGGAGAAAACCTCACAATCACACCTCCAAGTTACAGCAAGTTTAGATGAGGCGTTCTGCTTTGTATAAGATATAGACATATCGGTCAAGGTAGGTGTAGACGCTCTAACATTTGATGTGCTAGTGCCTGTATAAAACTGCCTGTTTAAAAGCGTACTACTGTTTGCTACAGCAGACACAACTTCCCAATCAGAGTTAGCAGTATTCCTAACCTTAACTAAATTAGTAGATGTATCAAACCAGAGTTGTCCTGCTGACGTAGGTGTCGGCGCTGTTCCTCCTGTATGAATGCCATTAATAGCCTCATCAGCATTAGGCAACGTATTCTTTAATACAGACTTGATTAAACGTAGGTGATCGTCACCCTGGCTAATAGAATCTGATCCACTTGGGTTGGTGTTTACCAGACCACTAATGAATGTTGCGCTTTCAAGTGCCATTATATGTACCTAACGTGATATGGATCTGCAACTGCATCTGGAGCCGAAGGCCAGCCCCAATAGGTCTTATCTACAGTGCGTGTGACTGTCTCAGTATCCGGCCCAATCGTTTCAACACCTGCATCGTCATAGGTTGAGACTTTGCGTTCTTCCTGTACCTCATGGTTCTGAAAATTCTTTACCGCTTGGACACTGGCGAAACTGTCAATTGAAGACTCAAGAGCATTGCCGTGAGCGCGTACCTCATTACGGTAGGTCTTCCACTCATCACTCATCGCTGTACCACCATCTGCCTCGCGAATCACTCGCCAGTCTGACGAGGATAAGAGTGAGCCAACGTGTGCGTTTATCTTCCCAATCACCTGAGACTTGAGAGATTCCACATCCTTCTCTGTGCTGGCGTAGGAGATAACATATTCGCCATCAGTAAGAGTGTAGGACTCTGCGCCAGTATTCCAGTAGCGGCTATCAGGAACATCTACACGGGCCGGATAGATGCCAATGTCAGCTAGTTCCTCTGATGACCAAGCCCTGAAGATGGCAGATGGATGTTGTACGCCATCAACGGTTAAAGCGCGAGGCGTTTTTATTGTTCCTATTGTTTCGCTATACCACATAATTACCTCGCGTTAGAATATTTGAATGGTGATTCGGCAAAGGCCAAGTAGATGTAAGTGTTTCCACTGGCGTTATAGTCGCTACTGGTTCCTCTCAATTTAAAACCGTTAGAAACAAGGTCAATACCTGTGCCTTTTGAGGCGGTTCCGTTTCCTTCAGCGGCTGCTGAATCGGGCCATAAATACTTGTTTGATCCGTTGTCCGTAGAGGTGTCAAAACTGTTGTAACCAATTCGTTTATTATCTACAATGTATGAGTTACTACCGGCAGAAGAAGATCGTTTTATAAAAATAAAAGCAGGACGAAAACCTGTATACACAAAACTTCCATCTGCTGAACTATTCCCGGTGTAACTACCTACCTTGCTGTAGCCGTCTACGGAATGGAAGCAAAACATAATCATTGTTCCAGAGCCGTTTCCTTTGCTATCAGAACCTAAAGTTACTACTGTTGAGGATGGTGATGTATCGTTCCAATAAGTTGTATTAGTTCCTGCCGCAGAAGTTTCATTCAAAAATAATGCCTTCGTATTTCCCAAAGGTTCAGAAAACACTAACCAAGAGTCTGCATTTGTCCTCTCTTTTGCAATAACCAAATCTGGTGCTTGAGATAACCCATGACCAACAGTTGCTCCTGCTGTTGAATTACCTGTATAACTAACAACACTAAAACCTGCTGTAGGATTAGCACTTACTGAACTGGTGATAGAGCCGTCACTGTTAGAAGATGCTGTGCCTCCTGCTTTCCAATTCCATGCAAGATATTTTGTTCCTGTACCGTAGTTATAAGCGTAGTTATTTCCTGCGGTAAGTCCAACAGTAAACCCATCAGAATCAAAACTTGTTACATTTCCGTATCCGCTTGTGTCATATGCTCCTGCCGCAAAATTAGTATTGGTATAAAGAGCCTTTCCTAATCCTGTTCCCATTACAGAGTTAAATAATGAATGATCCCATCCCGCTGTTCTTCCTTTTGCCCATACTAGATCAGGCTTAAAACCAACACCTGTTACTGCACCTAATGCAGATGTTCCATCAGCGGATGTTGAAGTCCAAAGTTTAGTATTAAAATGTTTAGTAGGATCAGCAATACTAGGATCATCAAAGTTGCTAGTGTTTATCGCTTTGAATCCTGTAGGTGGTGCGTAATAGAAGTCTTCTCCTGCCGCACCTGATGTTTTTGCTCCAGCGAATGAACTGTCTTGCCCAAAATTAAACGTGCCAGTAATAGTGTTTGAGGTACTGCCTCGCCCCATAGCCGCTACCCAAGTCTTATTGGCTAGTTCAGTGGTGTATGCCGCTCCTGTTTTAGACGCGCCGCTTGTTGGATCACCGCTATTCATCCAAGTATTGTTTTTAGCGAAGTACATTGCGTTGTTATCCATATCAACAGCAATACCCATTACATCTCCATGAGTCCACGACACGCCATAACTTGAACTAGATGTTGGTGCGTACTTATCACCATCAACATAGATATACAAGCCGTCACCGGCTGTACCTGTATATCCTCTGCTTAAACCTTTAGTCACATCGGCAACACCTAACATCCATGAATTGTCAGAGTTCACACCACAAAACTCAAAGTACCATTTACCGGTAGACATTCCTAAATTACTAACTTGAGTATATTGAGCATTACCACCTACTTCAGAAACCTTAAGATTACCTTCGATAAATGTGCTAGATGAAGCATGATAAGGGTCTAAAGGATTCATCGTAGAAAAGTTATTCGTCGGACTATCAAGTACCTGATCTGTAGCCGCTAGATTGGTTACAGTAAAATCGTTGGTGTTACCGCTAGAGTCATCACCTAATGCAGATGAGTCTTGGAACTTTAGGTAGAAGCCGTTAGTGCCGTAACTTCCTGTGTACTCAATCGCTTGCCATTGATTAGTGTCGGCGTTGGTTTCACCAAAGGATGCAGGTGTAAGGGCTTGTCCGTCTACGAAGTTTACTTCGGACATATACCCATCATAATAATAACCCGCATAAGTGTTTAGGCTTCCAATATACATACCAGAAGTATTGTTAATTTCTCCGTCTTGGTTTAAAGCTGGATACCCACCAGTACCACTTGTTCCACCAATAAAGCCAGCAAGTCGCTCTCCATTTATATAAATTTTTACTCTATTGGTACTTGTTGCTTGCGTTGTATCCCATGCTACAACAACATGATACCAAGCACTGACATCCCTAAAATAACGATCGCTTATTAAATAACCTGCGCCAGAAGAGTTTGTATGCTCAAAATAAAATTGATCAGCCAAAAAAGCCATCGATTGTCTTTCACTTGAGTCAGCACTACTAAAAAACCAGTGTTGATTACTTGGGTTTAAATATCCACGTTTAATCCAACCACTCCAAGTCCAAGTCTTACGGTTCCCTACGCTAGAAGGAGTTCGTTCTAATCTTGAGGCGTCATGTTGGTTAAACCGCAACGACTGGTCTATGTCGTAGCCAGAAGATGGTTTAGCAATACCAGACTGAAGAAGAGTCATTAGGTTAAAGCTTCACTCGCTGAAACGTAGGCGTTAGTGCCGTCACAGTAATAAGTTACAAGATATGTTCCCGCTGTAGATACATCCCATGATGCCCCTTTCTTTACTTCTGATCCAAGGCTAATGGTATGACCCGAAGTGTTAATAACTTTGATAAACCCTGACTGCCCAGTTTCTTCATTAGTAAACTCAAGAGTATCCGCACCGCCGGGTGTGTAATGAAAGTTATTTGCTGTATCAAGATCAAGCGTCCCATCCGTTACAGTGGATGGTGTACCGCGCTGAGAACCTGACCAGGACTGATCAGCGGCAAGCGTAACAAGAGCTGTGATGCCATCAAGCAGATTCAACTCTGTGACGTTCGCATTTACCGCTGCCGCCGTCAGATTTGGAAACTGCGTCTGGAGAACGGCTTTTATCAAACGAAGATGGTCATCTCCCTCGCCTACCGCATCTCCTACAGCCGGATACGAAGTATTAAGCTGGCTGATGTATGAAGCTGTTTCGACAGTCATAATTACGCACTCGCGGCAGTAAGCGTCACAGTAATTTCCAGTGTGTCGCCAGAAATAACAGATCGGGCTGAAGCGAAGTCCACCACTCCGTAAAGCGTTCCAGAAGTCCCGGATTTGGTGTTATTGCTTGAGATGAAAGCACCAGCAACCGTTGCGGTTGCATTTGAAGAAAACGTGGCTTTGCTCCCACTGTTATTAACGCTCTGACTTGAGACAGTACCCAGAGTTAGGGTCGGACGGTTCGACTGACTGTATCCGGCTAACTCGCTCCAAGAAGAGTGCGAAGACATTGTGTCAGCAGCGGCTGCTGTACCAGCTCCTTTCAGACCAACGTACCAAGCAGCAGAATAAGACGATCCTTTTAAATACTTGTTTAAAAGGTCATCTAATCCAGCATTAACAATTATGTTGTCTTTTGTCTCTTCCCACTTAACCTCACCATTAGAATCTTTACAGACAATATTCCAGGTGTTTTTGAGTTTCAGAGACACATTATTTACTTCGTTCATTTTTAAGCCTCCAATGGCTTTTATGTCAGCGTAAGTCGTGTTTTTCAATTTGGGTAATCCACTACGGTCCAGGTTGTTGCACCATCAGAAACATCGCTCCAGAGAAATTCATTTTCAGCGAAAATAGAACCATTTACTGTCAATGTCACTGTGTCTTGGAAAAACTGACCAAGAACTAAATTGTTTGACACTGCAAAAGAAACAGATTCTGGATAATTGACGTTATTGACATAACTGTTAGTGACACCAAAGGTGACTGAATCTGCGAATGTCAATACATCGATTTGCGTCAATCCATTAGAAGCCGCAAAAGAAACCGCCTCAATAAATGTAAATCCACCAATTGAGGTAAAACCGTTATTAAGTGCGAGACTGATTGCGTCTGAAAAAGTCGCGACCCCGGTTGCGGTTTTCCCTGCACTGACAGCAAAACTAATGCTGTCTGCGATGATGTTTAAATGACTTGCTGAGTAACCTGAACTTGACGCAAGTGACGCGCTGTTGGCTTTAGCAGGGCTATTCCAATCAATACCAATCGTTGACCACGTTATCGGCGCAGTCGATTCAGCCCAGGTAATCGGCGCGGTCATGGATTGCCAGAAGTGTTCATAATCCGCATGGCTGAACCGCTATGACGATCTTGAGCGTCTGCATATTGCAACGACTCGATCCCTCTCTGATAGCCAGCCGACCAAGTAGCCAGTCTGGCGTCGTTTACCAAAAACGCCTCTGCCTCCATAAGCGCGGCATACAGGTAAACATCTGGAGCGTTGGTCAGAACCCAATTAGTTGTCGTTGTGCTCGACAATGAATCAAAGCGTTTGTAAAACAGCATCTCAATCGTCATTACGGCA